AGATAATAGAGATAAAGTTGTTGTCTTGGCAAATGCGGTTCAGACTAATGAATCAGCAGAACCACAAGTTTCACTTGTACGTAAAATCCCACCTGCATTAGTTCAAAGTTTAAAACAAGATCCAGAAGTTGGTCCATTTGTGGTTGATATTAATGATTATAAAGCAATCATGCGTAATGGGGAAGCTGTTGGTGTGATCCGTATCGATCGAACAAAAGATGGTGAAATCAAAGTTGGATCTATCTTTATTGATGAACCATTCCGCAAACAAGGACTTGCAAAAGCTGCTGTTTCCGCAGCCATTGGAAATAATCCCGCCTTTTCATTTATTGACTCAAATAATAATGCGTCCAAAGCATTGTTTAAAAGTTTAGGGTTTTCATTTAAGTCAATGCATAGAAATGAAAAAGATCTTGAGGTTTGGTTTAGAGCTGATAAATAAACAAATATTAAAAGGATTAACAAATGATACCAGCAATTGCACAAGCCGCAAAATATCTTCAAGATAAACTAGGCCATAAACTATATGCTTTACCTCCAGAGACTTTTAAAAACTCAAGAGAAAATGGAACCGGTGTTAGATTTATTGTGGGTGATACCGTTCACGCATTTCGTCTGAACTTTTCAGGCTCAGAGATTACAGGCATAGATATCTGGAATGGCACCACATCAGATCCAAATGCCCATATCGAAATAAATACACATACATCATCCCTTAATAGTATTATTCCGTTGCTGGCATCTGAGATTGCAAATCCTCATGTCGGGGATCAAGAAATAGTGGTTGCTGAGTTTGTGATCTCAAATGAAGATCATGCATTAACAGAAGCCCCTAAAAAATGGACTCCCGAGATCCTGACTAACTTGGCAATCCAGTTTATTACTAAGAATCCAGAACGAATCTCTAAAGCAGCATTCGGCGGGGTTGCCGGCGGTTTTAATAATGCCGGGGTGATCGATATCATAACCGGTATGTACCCCGATGAGTTTGAGAAAGTGGGTAAGTCAGTTCAGTTTATCGGTGATCCCTCAGCATTGGATTATGATGCTATCCTAAAAGAAGTTCAATCTAAAACCGTGACTATGACTGTCGAGGCTGGTGGGTCTAATGAGACCTACGGTGAAACAGGGGTAGAAAAGAAAATTTCGGACGAAATTAAACGTATCCCGTATGAGGAGCAACTTGATCATATGGAAGCCCTTGTAAAAGCCGTTGTTGCAGGAGCCGGTAACTCATTATTTATTGCTGGCGCCCCCGGTGCATCAAAAACATATACTGTTGAAAAAACATTAAAAAGTTTAGGCATGTCTGATGGAAATGGATACTTCAAACAGACGGGTTCAGCATCTGCTATTGGATTATATGCTATATTATATAATAATAGAAATAATCTGATATTGTTTGATGATTGCGACACTTTATTACAAGCATCTGGTGGTGGTGGTCAAGAAGCCAGAAATCTCATAAAAGCAGCGACTGACACACGTAAAGATCGCAAAGTTGCATGGGGTAAACGTTCATCAATGATTTATGATACAGACTCAGAAGAGATTGATGCCGATCTTGATGGGATTGAAAAATTTCCCAACTATTTTTATTTCACTGGCACAACAATATTCATCACAAACTTATCAATGGAACAACTGGATAGTGACGGTGCAATAAGATCACGAAGTTTTATGATCAATATCAACCCAACAAAAACTGAGTTGTTTGATTATATGGAAAAAATCTTACCCCATATTAACCCGGAGGCAGGTTCTATGACAATGGAACAAAAAAACGTGGTGTTTGGTATTGTCAAAACAAGTAGACGTGATGATGTTAACTTGCGAAAATTAATAAGAGCAATGAACCTCGCATCATCCGGAGTTCCGGGATGGGAAAAACTTATTGAACTATATGCATAACTCCCGGATGAGCACGAGAACATCTTATGTGATGTTTAGGTGCTCATTTGAATGTCAATCATTACTTGGTGGGTTTTGTCTTTAATACCTGTTTAGCTCTTGCACCCGGAATCTGTGCTGCGTTCTCAACACCATATCTTTGTAACATTGTTTGCTTAAATTTTCGTCGCCATTCTGTATTGTCTCGTTGTCTTGGTATCATTGAAGGGTGAGTGTTATACTTGTCCCATCTTTTAATGAAAACTTCCCAACCTGACTTATTATATTCTTTGTGAGTGATAGGGTCACAAACAATCTTGAAACGTGATGCAAGGATTAATATACCATCTATAACTCTCTTATCATTTTTTGGAACTGTGAATGATTCAACTGTTGCAGGATCAAATGCTGTCCTCCTGGTTTGCAACTCTTTTAGTTGTTCTTTAAATTTTGGATCATTTTTACTAAACCAAAATGTTTCAACATCTATTGTGTATTTGCGTGCATTATTTTCAGTGAAGATATCATGTGTTTTCCAACGCTCATCTTTTGAATCAACCATTAATCGTTCACCAGTTCTTGTTACAGCTGGTAACAGTTTAGGGGTCTTTGATTGTTTTGATATCATGGCTTGTTCAGTTCGTATTTCTTGTTTTGTTGGTAGTTGAACAAATCCTTTAACTGCTGGATTGCCAATGAATGTTTTGACTTGTTCACCAGTAGGCGAAACAAACACTCTAAGTGTTACACCAATCCATAAAGGTTTTGTAAAACCAGGATCATCGACATGAACACGTTTTCTTTCACCTGTGACAATATTAACTTTCACAGCAGTGCCTTTTGCAACACCTTTCAGTTGGCCTGAAAGGACCCGTGGATCATTAACATCAACTCTCACTTTATTACCATCTGCATCCATCATTGTTGCGATACCAACAGATGCTGATATCAACTCGCCGGATATAAAACGTGAGTCATCAACTCGAACTCTCCCACACAGTTGACCAGTCTTCGCATTTTTTACTGACACCCAACCTGTCATATCGAAGGCACTATCACCATTTTTGCGATTGAGAAATTTTGCTGAATCTTCTACATTCATTCGCCGTAACACTTTTGATTCCCACTCAGCACATTTTAGTATTGAATCAAAACATTTTCGAACTATAATAACATCAGGGTCACCGAACTGGTTGGTGAAATGTTTCACATGGGATGATGAGGTGAAGTATGTAACCCAAAGCTCGGCTGGGTTACATTTAGCACTTGTGCGTCTCCCATAGTACCATTTGTCATATTGTGACCAGCCGATCAAGTATGTATACGGGATATTTTTGAAACCATAAATATGGTTGCTGTCCATAGATGTCTCCTTGTTAAGAATGGATAGGGTGAGTGGAGACGGCAATCTCGTGACTCACATTTTTACTTAGTGGTTCGGGGGTTTTTACAATCTAAAGGAAAATAAAGGTTGATTTGTGGTTGTATGTCATATATAATCTTTACATAGGATTTAGACATGCAACCGAAGGAGACCCCTGAAATGACACAAAAACCTAAAACCGGCATCTCATCGGAGATCATGGCATTGAGGCAAATGTGTGGAGATCTTATTGATGCTTTTGACCACATCCATAGTGGGTGTGCATCATATCATGAGTATGACCGCCAAGCCATCACAGTAGTAGAACTAATCCGTCTTCAACTTTCTAATATGGAAAATACATCATGCTAAACTTTGGAAGACTGATGACACAAAAATCTGTTCCATTTTACAAACACATGATTGATTGTGTTAATATTGCATCAGCAAACCCAACATTACGTTATTTGTTTATTCGCAAGTTAGGGATTGAAAAGGCCAAGGCAGAGTTAGAACTTGATCATTTTTTGAAATCACCAGCAATATTCAAGAAACATAATATGGATATTCATGATGCAGAAGGATGGGAACTTTACTACGGTATGAGTGACAAGTTAAACATCACAACCAAAACCTTACGTCATATGGATTATAAAAATGTCTGAAATCACTACTATTGATATTGAACTTATTGAAGCAGCAATGACCCCCAGGCGATTTGAGGATGCTATTGAGGATATTGTTTGGGAACTTGACATCAGCCATTTTGATGCTGTGTTGGAGTATTGTAAACGGTATGATCTTGAGCCAGAAGACATTGCAAAACTGGTCAACAAGAATCTCAAAGAACGGATGCAGTTTGATGCTATTGCAGAAGGATATTTACCAACACCATCACAACTGCCAATCTGATGTTAAATGCCCAAAGCCTTAGGTGTTACGGGATATGAGATTTGGCGAATGGTCCGGGTGCATTTTAAAAACAATGCATATGATCTTCACAAATATGGGTTGAAAAAAGTAGCACAAGATGATATACTAAATAACCCAAAGATTGGAGTGTTTCAAAAATTTGAAAAGCAGTTTAACTTCATTGAACTGGATATGTTTCAATCTTTGGTAGCAAACTATGTTTTGGGGGACTTCTCATATCCATTTGAGTTTACTCACGAACATAGAGATGTATGGTTAGATTGGTTAAAGAGGAAGCAAGCAATCACACAAGTGTTTAGTGATGATCTTAATAAACTTGAACTAGGAGCCATACAGCAAGACCCTTATAAATCCCAGTTGTTTAAGTTGGCCATATCAGGGCAAGTGTCACCAGAGTCTATTGTAATCTTGGATGATTGTTTTAGATTTTTGGAACCTTGGGGATTGATATTGGAAAATAGCCTTCATGATGAGCCAGTTAGAATCTGGACCAAGTACCGGAACTTTGTCAAATATGATCCACAAAAGATCAGACGAGTTATTAAATCTTGGAAACCCCAGAGCCTAAATGGTGATTGAAATAAATCGCACACACACGAAAATAGAGGATATACATATGCAACATCGCAAATCTGATTTTAGTAAAGTTCTTTCCACCATTGAGAAACTGAATGATAATGGTTTCAGTCGCCCCGACGAGTCAATGTTTTGGAAACCTGAGCAAGACAAACTTGGCAATGCCTTTGCCACTATTCGGTTCTTACCTGAACGTGAAGACTCACTCCCGTTTGTTCGGATTTTCAGCCATGGCTTTCAAGGCCCAACCGGTAA